GAGAGATCTCTTTGCTCTGCACACCGTCCTGGTTCTGCCATTTGCTCACAATCTTCTGTGAATCTTCCATGAAGAATATTGCCTTGCACCCGGCTTTCTCTGGCGTAACTTCAGATGATAAGTGAATGTATTTGCCAAAGCCACTGCTACCAATGTGAACCTGTGCAATAGATATGCCCTCTGCGGTCAATCTGTGGCACAATTCCTCACATTTCCCATCAAGACTGTTCTGATATTCCTTAATCTCTTTAATAGCGTTCTGAATCTCTTTTACGGATAAGCCGAATGAAATTTTCTTTGCCATGCCTTACGCTCCAAACGTCATAAATCTACTTCCAAAATGTGCTTCATTCAGTGCCTTTTCAAGTTCATCACGATAAGCAAATGGGCTTAATGGGCTATCAATCCTCTCTCGGAGAATTGGAACTGTAGCATTTACGGAAGCTGTCTGCCCGACATCTGCACACATCTTAGGTGGCAATTCAGCCAAAGCGCACATTTCCATTTTCTTATGGTCGCATGAATCAACTTTCGGACAAGCCTTACACTTTTCTGATAATTTCGACAATGTCATATCAATATCTACCTCTTCTGCATAGACTGTACAGCACACATGAACCTAACAGTATCATCAACCATTTTCTTCATGTTTTCCGGTTTCTTCATTTCCTCAATAGATTCCCTAAACGCATCTTTGATTTCCGGATTCTCTTTGAAAATCTTTCTTACGTTTTCTTTGGAACATTCAAGGCAAATATTTGTAGTAAAATTCTTTGGAAGTTCTTTTCCGCATTGTCTACAAACCATATCATCCCTCCGGTAATTCCTTAATCGCAATCACAATTCCATTCAGACTTTTCGCAGGCGGTGCGGCAACCTCATAATTAGCACTATCGCCATTTACAGAACCGTCCTCATTGTATTGTGGTTCACAGCCAATCCACAGCCGTGTCAGCTTGGTAATCGGGCAATCCATATCACAAGTAGATATTGTCCGGGAATAATCAACGCTACTTCCGAACACATCAGCCTGCACATCGCCCTTGCCTGCTGAAATATTGGCATAAAAAAGAACCGGGTCATTATAACCTGGTTCTGTTCCTATCTCGACAGGGATTTTCTCTCCGTCAATCTCTATGTACTTGATATTTCCGTCTTCGTCACAGTCATATACCTTTTTCTCGGCATCGTAGGTGGCGTAATAAAACGGTTGTTTGTTCTTTTTCAAACCTCTCAAATCACTTATTCCTCATCAGAACTATTTACATGCGCATTTTGCATATAAATTTTAATCTGCTCAACAAACTCTTGCATCAACTGAAATGCATCTTTTGCCTGACTGATTCGAGGGAAATAATCACTTCTTGTAGCTTTAAGAATATGTACATTATTTCTCAAATCGTACAAATCACATATACGCTTTGCTACATCAGCCGTAATCATTCCCTTTTCAACAGCAAACTCCGTTCTTTCTTTTATGCTCATACTCTTTATTGATTTCTTCTGCAACTTCTGTTTACATGTATATATGGTTGAATTTGCATAAGTCAATTTAGCATCTTTCGATAATACACTAACAGGCGCATAAACCGTGTTTCCATACTTTGTCATAATTTCATTTTTAAAGTTCTTCTCTATCAAATTATCAAGTATTGCCTCGTATATAGAAGCGTATTGAATTATCTGAAACTTTACAATGCCCTGATGTTTAGCCTTTGGAAGTCTTAATGCACTCATTAACTTATACATAAATCTTGCCTGATAATAAGCACTTCCAACATGTTTTTGCAGTTTTTCATCGTTTAAGAAAGAAAAATATTCCTCAAACCATTCTGACTCATACTGAATGTCCGAATTAAATTCTCCATCTGGAACTATATCCTTATTGCAATAATTTACAACCGCTGTTGCGATTTTTTTATCTAATTGTTTTTTCGCCATAGTTTTATCCCCC